CTCTAGTGATGTAGATAGACTGTTGATCAGTAACTGCAGCTTCAAAGACAACAATAGCCTTGGCTCTTCAACCAATGGTGATCTGCTTGTTGATGGACAAGGACACATTATCTCCAACTGTTCGTTTGTGGGTGGCAACGCTGCAGGAAAAGCTGTTATCTTACAGCCGACAAGTTCTTATTGCATCCTTGCTAACAGTAGTTTTCAATATAGTACTGCCGGTACTTTGGTGGAGAACAATGGTTCAGCTAATCAATTATCCTCTTTGACGGGATTTGTTATAAAGAATGCAGGCTCTGCGACTATTTCTCCTGGAACCACATTTGTAACAGTCCCTCATGGGCTATCAGTTACCCCTTCTAATACTCAAATCCAAATAACATTACGCACTAACCCAACAGGTGTTACTCGTTGGTACATTTCAGCTGTCACCGCCACAACGTTTAACATCAACACCGATGTAGCGCCTGGTACAAACGCTGTCTTTAGTTGGATGGTTGATACTTCTCTGTAGCAAATACCAGACCAAGGTAGGCCGCTCTCAATGAGTCCTTGGTCTTACGAGGCCACAGCTAAATTGACACCCCGCATAAAACATGCCTAATTGCTCGGGAGATCAATGCCTGAATACCTCATAGCTCTTCTGATCTCTACTGCTGCCGGTGTGGCTGGTCTAACTATACGTAAGTTGGATCAGCTTGACACCCGTATCGATGTACTGACAGTCAAGATCGCAGAAGAGTACGTCCAAAAGGACGACATGGTTCCCCAGTTCATACGTCTCTGGGATACCCTCCATCGTATGGAGGAGAAACTGGATGCTCACGTATCTGAGAACAAAATACAGATCCAACGGATCAAAGACAAGTATAACCTTAACAAAGGAGACTATCGATGAAAGCATTTATTGCTGCTGCCAAGCCCTTTCTGATCGCTGTTCTTACTAGCGATGCAGCTAAGGAACTCCTGGTAGAGGCTCTACGCCGTCTAGCCGCTAAGAGCGACAATACCCTGGATGACCTGGCTGTCAACCACGTTGCTCAGGCTCTGGGAGTCGAGTGATATGGCTAAGCGAGCATCCGAAGACGCCTTCGAGGAGCTCCATGCCATTCTGACGAACGAGATCACAGCTCGTATCAAGTCTGGAGAGGCTACTACAGCCGACCTCCGGGCCGCCATTGACTGGCTCAAGGCCAATGATATCACGGGCGTAGCAGTCGCTGGTAGCCCCCTCGCGGGGCTGCTGGGGACTATCCCCGAGCTGGACTTTGAAGACGTACAGAGGGCCCTCTGATGGCTACCAAACGCACAGGCCACCGGGGGAAGTCAGCTTCCTCTAGAGCCTACAAGAAGAACGCATCAGCCGCTGCTAAGAAGCGTGCCTACGACCGAGCATACTCAAAGAAAAAGTACGGCTCAAAAGCTGGGGACACAGCTAAGAAGCGGCAACACAACAAGGACTCAGCTGCCCGCTGGAAGGCCCGTAAGAAGGCTGGAATCGCTGGTAAGGGTGGTCCTGACATGAGCCACACTAAGTCTGGTCGTATGGTCAAGGAGGGCCGTACGAAGAACAGAGGCCGTAATGGTAAGAACGGTCGCTCCACCAAAAAGTAAACCCAACTACTAACAAATGAGCCAATGGAAACTCCCCGAAGCCTCATACAAGAACTCCTCACCTTTCGCGCTTCAGATGCCAAGCGGCTCTGGAAAGAAATGATACTTGCCCGAGATGGGTACGCATGCACTTACTGCGGCTCAGAAGAAAACCTAACACTCGACCACATTGTCCCGCGTTGCAAGGGTGGAGCCCGTTGGGACAGTGATAACGTCACAACATGCTGTCGCTCTTGTAACCAAGCTAAGGGATCCATGTCCTTGGCTGACTTCACTACTTTTGTTTTGGCGAGTTAAAGTCCACCAAACCACTAAACCATGAATTACATGAGCTAAATCATACCAGCAACTAATACAGAACTAGAGGCTGATCTACTTCTGGTCCAACATATTTTAGAAGGCGTTCAGCACCGCCTTACACATCTTGAGGCACGGCTGCCTATCAGCCATGCTGGTTTTAGTGTTGTGACCATCCCTGGTCCAACGGAGACTGAATACCACGTCAACATGATTGATAGGTTTGGGGTACCTGTTCAGGTGACCTTCAAGCTGCCCAATACCACTCCTTCTACTTGAACTGAACATGGCTACTTATCCTAAACAGCTACAACTTATTGACTCCCCCTCCTCTATCCGTGGGGGCACCTATGGTCTTGGCAGCAGTACTGTCTACTCCAATGGGTTCACTCCTCCTGGTGATGTGACAGTTAACGACCTGTTGGCTGTAATCCAAGATACCCTGTATGGTATTGATCTGAGTGGTGCTACCAACGAGAAGCGGACCCGTGATCGTTATCGCCATTTTGACACCTCCTTCGGTGATACTGTGGTCTACCCCGGTGGGGTGGCTGTGACCTCCGATCAGGCCGCCAACGAGATGATTGATATCATGCGTGTCCTCTGGGACATCGACCGTGCTGTCACTAACAACAGCATCGGCTACGCTACTTCTGTAGACAACTCCTGATTTCATGGGGGTCCTATGGCCCCCTCTCACATTTAATTTTATGGGTTATTTTACAGTTATACCAACCGACAACATAAAACAGATCTTCGGCACCCTAACCAGCGACAAGATCACCGAGATGTCCGGTGGTAAGATCCCCAAGATGACCCCTGAACAGGCAGCAGGCCTTATGGGCTCCTGGGTGGTCGAGACCGGCAAGCCAGGACTCCAAGGGCTGGACGTGGTGGAGAGAGGTAATAACAATGCAGGCAGAGGCCTGTCCCAGTACTCCCACTCCAGACGACCAGGCTACGATGCTGCTAGGGCTGAAGCTATCTCCCAGGGTATCGACCCCAACTCAGCTCAGTTCCAGATGCAGTACTTTGCTAATGAGTATAAGGGTGCCTATGATCCAGCCCCAGGTAGGAGCCTGATTGGTTGGACCAAGGTGTTCGAGAACGCTCCAAAGGACATGACCCCTGCTCAGGCCTCTAGGTACTACACGGGGTCAGCTCAATCAGGTACCGGCTACTTCCGTCCGTCCACACCTCATTATGACCAGCGGGCCAACGCTGCTGATCAGATCTACAAGATGTACGGAGCAGGAAAGCTCTCTACGGCCCCTGAGAGCCCCCCTAACCCCTATCCGAGCCACGTTCAGGGTATTCCTACCACAGCAGTCACAAAGCCCGTTACAGAGCCTTCTGGAGGGGGTAACACTTTCTTTGGCATCCCATTACCTTTCTAAGATATGACAGTAGACACTACGATCTTTCCAAGGATCAACTTCATCAAAACATTCGGCGATCGTCTGGTTCAGCGTATTGCTAACGGACGTGTGGCTATGTTCTTCCAGAGAGTCTTTGCTCTTTCTGGTCCCACAGCTGTGACTATTGAAGAGGATAACACAGCAGTTGCTACCTACTATGCTAACCGTCCAGTTCAGACCTGGTCACTGACGGGGGCTGATGCAGCTTTATTCACACTCACAACTGGGTTGGTTACATTCAATTCCCCAGCAGTTATTGGCAGTTACACCTATACAGTCAACGCCACAGACTCTGAAGCTAACACAGAATCCATCACCACAGTAGTCACAGTTACGGCTGACTCGACTGCCCCTGTGATCTCTGGCAACTCCTCTGTCAGTATAAATGAGGGTGATACAGCCATTGGAACCTATACAGCCAATGAGCCCGTTACGTGGAGCCTATCTGGCACTGATGCTGCTAGCTTCGCGATTACATCAGGTGGAGTGGTTACATTCACTGGTGGGGGTGTCTTTGGTTCCTACAGCTTTAATGTCGTTGGTACTGATGGTAGATCCAATGTAGGTACCCGTGCTGTAACTGTTACTGTCAACGATGTCACTCCAGCTATCATCACTGGTAATGCTACCCCATCTACCGACATTGGCTCTGTAGTTGTGGCCAGCTATACGGCTAATGAGACCGTTACGTGGAGTCTATCTGGTACTGACGCTGGTCTGTTCAGCATCTCTACTGGTGGTGTCGTAACCTATAACACCGCTCCCACGGTGGTAGGTACAACTAGCTTCAATGTGGTTGCTACTGACCAAGGCTCGAACGTCACTGTATTCCCTGTGTCTGGTTCTGTAGTAGAGGTTGGTGGTGCTGCATTAGACCTCAACTTTGCTGTTAATAAGACGTTGGTGGATGACGTCAGCGGCAATAACCTAATCACCTTCACACGGGCTTCGACTGGCACGTATGTTGATAGCAACGGTGTTATCCAAACTGCTGCTATTGATACACCACGATTTGACCACGATCCAGTGACGAATGCAAGTCTTGGGTTGTTGCTGGAGGAGGCTAGGACGAATTTGGTGCTCAACAGTGCAGCGCTTTCTACGCAGTCCGTCACGGTTGCAGCTACAGTGCACACGCTTACTTTTTATGGGACTGGGACAATCACACTGTCAGGCGTTAGCACTGCTGGTCCGCTTG